AACCTTGAACTTAGTAATAAGTGGAACAAGGACTTCAAGCGGACGTCATATCTCGGCGGCTCCGTGCAGGGCGACTGGAACCCGGCAGTGACAAGAGATCTCTCAGCATCCACAGTGCTTGTCAGGGACTTGGATCTCGACAGGCAGATGGCGATGCGAGACCTCGCAGGGTTCGCCGGTGTTGCGCACGTGCGGACTCCGGACGGATCCTCGCTGACTGCGGATGTGCAGATCAATGAAGAGCAGTCTTATGACACCAAGAAGGTCAGTTACTCGCTGACGATCTCGGCGGTCGACCCGGAAGAGCCTGCAGGCATGACGCTCGATGAGTGGGAAACGTTGCATCCCGTGAATGAATAGGAGGGCAGAGGATGAACTGGAACACCGGCTTCTCAGCCCTTTATGATCTAAAGAAAGTTGACCCTGCAACCTGGATGGATGTGGGGTCATTCGATTTTGTCTCCGGCACGATCGACCGCACCGGCACCGGCTTGATGGAGTCAGCAGACCTGACCATGACGGAGGATCCCGGCGAGTGCTGGGTGCGTGTCTACTTGAAAGCCCGTCAGGAATCGAGCGGTGCGAGGGTTGCGCTGTTCACCGGCCTGACATCTACACCGTCAAGGTCACTGGATGGCACGCGCATCACTTACGCGGTCGAGTGCTACAGCGTTCTGAAATCGGCTGCTGATATTCTGGTGCCGCGTGGGTATTATGCGCCCACCGGCTCAGATGCGGCTCAACTGGTCGCGAGTCTGCTGGCTGTCGGCCCTGCGCCGGTAGTGGTGGACGGAGAAAGCCCCGGGTTGTCGGAAGCCATCGTCGCGGAAGACAGCATGAGCCGTCTGGATGTGGCATGGCTAATTCTGGAAGCGATCGGGTGGCGGTTACGCGTCACCGGCGAAGGCGTGGTGCATATCTGCGAGAGAGCGTCCGATTCGTCGGCGGTGTTCGATACTCGCGACAATGATGTGGTCGAGTTGTCCATGACGGACGCGCAAGACTGGTTTTCCGTACCAAATTGCATCCGGGTGCTGTCTGGTGACCGATACGCCGAGTATATCGACGATGATCCGAACAGCGCAGTCTCGACGGTCAGCCGAAAGGCTACCAGAGGCGGAAGCGGTCAGATATGGATGAGCGACACCGCATCGTCTGTCGGAGACGGTGAGAGTCTTGCCGAGTATGCCATGCGTATCCTGAAGCAGAAACAGGAACCGGCGCGAACGGTAAGCTACTCAAGGCGGTATCGGCCTGATGTGTTGGTCGGCGACCGCGTAACGCTTCATCTGTCATCTGTCGGAATCAATGGCGAATTCAAGGTAACATCACAAACAGTTGAACTCGGCTACGGATGCCGAACGTCTGAGGAGGTGGTCGCGGTATGAAGAGCATCGCAAGATTGCTCGCGTCTTTACGATCGGAGCAAAAGAAGAGCGGTTCGGATTACACCGGCACCGTGACGATGGTCAAGGGCGGCACTGCTTATGTTCGGTTTACTGGTGCGGAGATTTCCGACACTCCCGTGAGCATGAGTGTTGACTGCAAGCCCGGCGACAAGGTTCGCGTCAGGGTGGCGAATGGGCGTGCCTGGCTAACCGGCAACGACACGGCGCCTCCGACCAATGATACCGAGGACATAGCGGTGGTGAAGACTGAAAACTCGGCGCTGATTGAGCGAGTCAGGGTGCTTGAAAAACGGCTTGACGAAGTGCCCTATATTCTGTCCGGAGACATCGGCGGCGCTATGACGATCGAGCCCGGCGCTACCGGCGGTGCAATTGGTACGTTTGGCCCGGAGTTTCTGACACCGCCCAATTTCTTCACCGAGCTGCAAACGAGCAACATTTCGCCACAGATTGGCAGGGTCACCGTATCGACAGAGTCTGTGGACACTCGTGGATACAAAATCAGCATCCACAACGCATCGTCAATCGCTGTATTCGTCCTAGTCCGGTGGGTCGCAATCGGGCGCTTGAAGCGGTAATAGGAGGTAAAGACATGTATAGAGGAACAACGCCGACGCTCACATTCAACCTTCCGATGGCGGTCAGCACGCTGTCGGAATACTGGGTGACTGTCAGCCAGCACTATGACAACATCAGGATCGACAAGGACAGCAGTGACTGCACGGCGAGCGGCTCGACGATCACGGTCACACTGACTCAGGAAGAGACGCTGAGACTCGTGCCTGACAAGCCGGTGTACATCCAGCTGCGTGTGCTGACGACCGGCGGCGACGCCATGGCGAGCGAGGCATTCAAGTGCTCCGTCGCTGACGTTCTGCGTGAGGAGGTGATCGCATGACGTTCGATGTTGAGTTTCAGTTAGATGATAAGACGTTCACGCTGAATGAGACCTCTGCGGCTGCAGCTGAGGCGGCGGCGGATAGAGCGGAAGCGGCGGTTGAAGAACTGTCTGACATAGTATCCGAAATATACGTGGACGGAACGAGCCTTGTTATCAACACCGGGATTGAAGACGGAAATGAGGTGAGTTACTGATGGCGAACGTATTAGTGCAAGAATCATCCCTGTCTGACATCGCCGATTCCATTCGGGCGAAGAACGGAACTCAGAATACCTACAAGCCGGGGCAGATGGCGGCGGCAATAGATGCGCTTCCGAGCGGTGGTATCACTCCGACCGGGACGCTTGAGGTCACGGCAAACGGCACCTACGATGTCATGAATTATGCCTCTGCTGAAGTGGATGTGCCAACTAGCGGTGGTTCGCCCGTGATTAACTCGTTATCTGTTACAGAAAACGGAACATATACAGCACCGTCAGGAGTTGATGGATACTCACCTGTTACCGTTAATGTGTCTGGCGGTGGCGGTGGCGGTGTGACAAGCGGATCGTTTACGCCGACAAGCGACAGCTACAATCAGGATTTTAACATTGACTTTGAGCCATCCGGGATGATGTGCTACGCCCTGAAAGATGGGTACCCGACGACGAACGCATGGAAAATGTATGCTTTCGGGTATACCGGGCCAACAGATGGCGGCTTTAGATTGATCAGATACGGAACAAACGCACCGGCCGGCGGATTAAGACCTGCAAGCGCATTTTCTTATTCTAACGGGGTGTTTTCGGTTACCATGGATTATAAGTTTATAGCAGGGATCACGTACTACTGGTATGCATGGTAGGGGGCGGTATATATATGTCAGAAATCAAAGAAATCACATTAAACGGAGTGAGTTATAATCTTGGCAATGTAATTCCTGCCGAGAATGTTTCAGAGACAACAATTAGCGATGACCTAAACTTATTGGATGAAACGTGGGAGGACGGAAAGAGGATTGATCCGTATACCGGACAGGAAAGCACGCAATATCCGCAGTATACGTTAACAGACTATTATGCCTTGTCTGATGGCGGCACCGTAACTGCGCTGTCTACCGTTAATAATACCACTTTTACAGTATGTTGTTATGACTCAGCAAAGGCATGGCTTGGGAATGTTGATTCGGGATACATGACAAAAAATGTCGAAAAAGTTGTATCCCCAAAAACAAGCACGGCATATATAAGGGTTTACACGCTCATAAACACTAAATCAAAGTTCACATATATTAAGATGCCGTTTTCCTACACGCTTAGAGACTGGACAGATACGGCATCAAACCGCATGAATCAGCTTGCTGTAAGGGCAGATATCTACTCCAAAATAGCCGCACTTGAAGCGCTTTTCTTCAATTACAAAAAGTGGGAAGGAAAGTATATTGTAGCAGACGGGAACAGCCTTGTTGCTGCTTCAAATTGGATCGCTACAACCTGTTCATTCCTTGGGGCGCACGCTGTCAATGTTGGAAAGTCTGGTGGAGCGATTACAACCCCTAATCAGCCGTCATCTTCTGCAACAATAGCCGAAAAACAGGCATACATTAGGAACAATATTGCTAATAACTATCCGGCAAAAGCAGACCTGATCCTTTTGCAGGAATCGTCATACCTTGACGGCGAATATTCAGATCAGATGGACGGGCCGAACCCATCAGATTCATGGTGCGCAAGAATGAATTATTTCATTCGGTGCTTGAAGACCAAATATCCGAACGTGCTGATAGCTCTAATGCCTGATCCGACATGGTACACGGTCGGAAACGGTGCGGCGGGGAATGACAGCACCACCAACACATCCATTGGCGATTTTATCTTTAATTCAAGGAATGCCAATTCATTAATAAAAATGAGGGGTCTGGCTGAATATAACAGATTGGCGTTTTTTGATGTTGATCATTCAACCCCGTTTAACCCGCTTCAGAAAACCAATTACTATGCGCAGTATTACTGGCTGCATGAGGACTATCCCTCAATCGGGCAGGACGGCGTGCACCCGTATAAGCCATATAACACGGCAAAAGGGTATGCGCTTGCTCATTTCATGGCAGGTTTAATCTTTAACCCGAATGCCCCTAATGATGCGGTAGATAATTGGCAGGATCTGGTTTATACGATCAATTCAGACGGCAGTTGCAACTATCCCAACATCGGAACACCGGAAACATAAGACCTTTAGTTGGAAACTGACCGGATGGATTCGGGCATAACGGAGGCATAGCGCATGGCGGGGTATGTTGCACAATTGACAACCCCGTTTCGGGCTAGATAACGGAGGACATAAACAATGGAATCAATCAAAGACATCACATTCACTCACAGATACTGGATTCTCTTGCTTCCGCTTATTTTGATGGCGGCGGACATCGTTACCGGATGGATTCAGGCAAGCATCAATCGCACATGGGACAGCACGAAGATGCGAGTCGGACTCTTCCGTAAATCCGGCGAACTGCTTGTCATCGTGGTCGCTTACGTTATCTGCATAGCGGTAAGCCTGCCGTTCGATGTCAGCGCATTTATCGCCGTGTACATCATTGCGATGGAACTGATAAGCATATGTGAGAATCTGGATCAGGCAGGACTGCCCGTTCCCGTGTGGATTACCAGACGGCTGAAGAAGGTGGCGAAGGACTTGAGCGAGGACGATCCGATTGGCGAGATCGATGACAGGATGGCGGACAAATACTGGGACGATGATGATGAGATAGAGGCGGCAGACGATGACAATACCTGAACAGGCTTTACAGTGGGCAATCAACATCGCCAACGACCAGAGGCACGGCTACAGCCAGACAAACCGATGGGGGAACCCTGACTATGATTGCTCCAGTCTGGTGCTGTCCGCCTACAAGAAGGCAGGCATCAACACAGGTCAGGCAACGTACACCGGCAACATGCGCTCCGAACTGCTGAAGCATGGGTTCAGCGATGTCACGGCATCGTGCAACCTGTCCACCTGCGGCGGCTTACAGCGTGGTGACATCCTGCTGTACCACCTGTCCGGCACACAGGGGCACACAGCACTCTATGCAGGAAACAAGACCATCGTGCATGCCAGAGGCCAGTCTTACGGCTCGTCCGCTCCGGGTGACCAAGGGAGTGAGATTGCCGTGACACCGTACTCACGCAGTCGGTGGGCAACCGTTCTGCGGTACACGGGCGGCGCACCTGCTGCCGATCGGAAGCGCTACAGCGTGACCACAGCCTTGCCGATGATCCAGTACGGCGACATCGGGCAGGCTGTCCGGGTCTGGCAGGTGATTGTCGGCGTGGATCCGGACGGAGAGTTCGGCTACCTGACGAAGGCAGCCACGTTGACGTTCCAGACGGCGCACAGCCTCGAGGTCGACGGCGTGGTCGGGCCGCTGACGTGGGGCGCGGGGCTGAAGACTGTATAATAATATTTGAGGGGCAGGGCTTCGGCTCTGCCTTTTTTTAGTGGGCAAATTGTGGGCAAATTAAAGTGTCGTAAAGTGCTTTGGTGGGTCATTCATTATCGAAAAACGCCGTAAAAGTGCCGTAAAGTGCTGTCATGGGTGCTTTAGTTAAGCCCATTTCCGGCTCTGAAAAACCCCAGAATTTCCTTGAAAAACAAGGGTTCTGGGGCTTTCTTTTTGCCTTCCGTGGGCAAATTGTGGGCAAAAATTAAAAAATGCTTATCTTCCTGACGGCTTCGTGGTCACGTTCCGTTTGTGCCTGAGTGCAGTGCAGATAGATATTTCGGGTCAGTTTGCTGTCGTGGTGCCCGAGCCGCCTGGCGATGATGTCCAGGTCAACACCGGCTTCCGCGAACAGGCTTGTCATCGTGTGCCGCATGATGTGGCTAGTCACCTTCCGACCAAGTATTCTTTCGGAATTCTCTCTCAGATACTTCTCATACACGTCGTAACTGATATGCTTGCCGTAAGCATCGCAGAACAGCAGGCGTGACGAATATCCACGTTCCAGTGCGTTCAGTTTCGCACCTGTCAGTAATTTCCGACACAACTTCAGCAATTCGTCTTGCATGTAAACATCTCGCACGCTGTCGGCGGTCTTCGGACTGGTAACGGTTTTGGTCGTCGGTGCGAATGTTTTGTTTACGTGAATTATTCTTGCGTTCACATCAATATCGTCGTAAGTCAGGGCGACGGCCTCGCCGATCCGGAGCCCGGAGAGTGCAAGCAGTCGGCTCAGGTTGCGCCATTGCTCGACTTCCATTCCATTTAGCAGTTTCTTCAGCTCGGCGCGTTCCAGATACTTGTCGGCTATCTTCTCGCGTTCCGATCGGTCAGGGAGCGCTCGCAGTTTCCCGGCGATGTCAGGACACATGTCGTTCTGATATCCCCATCGGAGCATGGCCTTCAGGCGCGTCAGGTAGGTGTTCACGGTCACGTTCGGCTTACCTGTGGCGGTCAATGCGCTCATGATGCTTCCGGCGGTCAGGCGGTCGCAGAGTGCGTCCTTGCCAATGATTCCGATAACAATATTCAGAATAACTGCGTTCCGCTTCACGGTCGACGCTTTCACGGTGCGCTTCTGGAAGGCGATATATGCGGTTTTGAGGTCGTTCAGGGTTGCAGACGAAGAACGAACCGTCTGAGCCTCAATCCGGGCGTTTAGGGCACGTTCTGCGCGTTTCCGCGCCTGCTGTGTGT